TACAGGTACAGGTAGTATCTTTATACGTTCAGGAACAACATACTTTCAAAATGCTGGCGGGACAAAAACAAGTATACAAACCAACGCTGGTGCAGGACAAACAATATACTACAACAACGATCCTGTGTTTGAAACCACTGCAACAGGAATATATCTTAAAGGTTCAACCATAGAGTTTGAAGGTAGCTCTGCTAACGGATTTGAAACCACAGTCACAGCAACAAACCCAACACAGGATAACACAATCACTCTGCCTGATGCAACTGGTACAGTAGCACTTTTAACTAGTTTAAGCGTAGGTGCAGAAGGAACAGCGTCTGGCGATGGTGCAATAGCTTATGATAATTCTACTGGCGTGTTTACATATACTCCACCAACTGCCGCTGGTATTGGAGCATTAGCAAATGTTGTAGACGACACAACTCCACAACTAGGTGGCAATTTAGATGTAAATGGTAATAGTATTGTAAGCACTGGTTCTGGAGAAATAGATATAACTTCAGATGGTGTATTGGATTTAAATGCAAATAATGGTAATGTTGATATAACTTCAGTTGGTGGAAATGTAACACTTGCTGGTGACACTGGCAATATGACATTTACTAACACAGGCACAGGCACATTTGTTTTTGGTGGAAAAGTTGAAGCAGGTAGTTATAAAACAACCAATTATACAGATGATGATGGTACTTCAACACTCACAACCACATCAGCTACTACAATAGACACATGGCCAGCTGGGGCTGACTCAGGAGAGTATCTAATAGAAGCAATTCAAGGCAGTGACAAACAGGTTTGTAAAATAGTTTGTTTGGATACAGGATCTGATTTATTGATATCAGTGTATGGTATATTGTATACTAGTGCGTCACCACTTGTAACATTCACAGGATCATACTACAGTGGAAGTCCTATATTGCAAGCAACACCAGCCAGTGCTTCGTCAATGACCATAAAATGGAAGCGAACTTTCATAAACTAAATATTGTTAGGAATCAAAAATGACAACACAACCAATTAGAATAGAAGCAGGAATTGTACCACAAGGCAACAACACAGCCGATATTGGAGCTTCAGCCACAAAATTTAAAGATTTGTATTTACAGGGTGTTGCCAATGTTGACGGAAATGCAAATGTAGGTGGAAACCTATCAGTAACAGGCACAGCGACAGTTGGCGGAAGAACAGTAGTAAGTGATTCAAAGGCAATAGCATACGCTATAGCATTAGGTGGATAAAATATGCCAAAAAAATTATATGTAGGTAATTATAGATTTGATGCAAGTGAACAAATTGTTTACGTGCAAGGCAATGTACAACCTGAAAAATTCTTGCTCGTTACAAATATTACGGATAACACTATCATCTACAATTTTGCAGATCCGGCCTTAGGTTATGCTGGCAAGTTTTACAATTCAACTACAGATGAAACACAAATCAATTTAGCCTATAATACAACTAGTATGTCAGATACAGATGTACTTCAAATCTTTATTGATCAAGATTATACAGAGATAACTCCTGCTGAAGACATGCTGGATCCTGTTGGAAAACTGCGTGTCAGTAATCCAGAAAACTTAATTGACACTGACTTTGAATATAGTTTGCAAGGAACCAAATGGGAAACACTTCAAACAGTGAACAATGTTCCTACCCTTTTCAGTAACAGCGGAGACACTCCGGTTGATGGTATTGTTACAGTTGACGCAGTAAGCGGAAGTAAAAACGTGAAAGTTACAACCAGTCTGGCTCACGGACTTGCAATTGGTGATCCAGTAAGTGTTCAAGGCTTGAGTCAATATCAAGCTGAAGGATTTTTTATTGTTACCAGTGTTCCAGATACACTTTCATTTTTCTTTGAATTAGATGTTCCTGCAAACTTCAGTGGTGACCTAAGTGGAAGTTATACAACCATTATAGCTGGTAAGTTTTTTGAAGGTTCAACACTTCCTGTAAGCACTGCCGATGGAGCAACAACAAACGGTAGTGTTCCTAGCACTATTACAGTGAACACAGCAGAAACACATGGGCTTAGTCCAAATACCAAAGTTTACTTGCGTAACACAGTTGGTCCAAAGATTTTAAAAATTCAAGACAGTCTTGCAACTGCTCCTGATGGTCGTCCTTTTGTAGATATAACTTCAAGTTTTGCAAACAGTTCAACAATAGACATGAGTGTAAGCACAGGTAGAGGATCGTACAAAGATCCACCTGTGATCACATATGATTGGCAAAGCACCTACACTCAATATCTAGCTCCAGCTGATATTAATACAGGTGCAGATACTATTACATGGTCTGGACATCAAATGAGAAACGGCTATACAGTGCTTTTTAATACAGCGTATTATGGAATTACTGACGCTGGTCTTACTGATGGTACTGTATACTATGTGGAAAGTGTAGATGCTAATACTATTAAATTGCACACAACTGATTCACTGAGTAGTGCTGTAAATCTTACAACACTCAATAATACATATGGTCCTGCAAGATTAGGCCTGTGTTACAAAGTTGAAGGCGCCAATGGTACTGCAAGATACACAGAATTTTATCAAGCTAATGCTTCAACAAGTTCAGGCACATCACCTGATGCATTCTCAACATCTACAGGTACTTTTACAAATAATATTAATTTAACCACTTTGTTGGGTGGTAATCCAACAAATGTTTCAATTTCAAGCATTGAACTTAGAGGTGACGTTGACGGAAGTTTTGAGTGGGTACAGTTTACTATTGCTGGTACCACAGAACAGATATATTCACCAGGCAACCAAAGTTGGAACTATGGCACTACTGCTAATGTTAGCGGTGGAACTCCGATATTTAATAATTTAGATGTTAGTTCTGGACTTACTATTTCAGGTGGTTCAACAATTTTAACAGTAACCACAACCTGTTCAGCTTCTGTTGGTACTTTTACAAATACATCAGGTTATAGATATGGTTATAGAATAAATTTTATAAACACAACTCCTCCAGGCAGTTATACAGAAGCAGAAAAAAGATACAGCGGTGGTGACCTTGCTGATAGTCAATATGGACTGGGTGGTAGTCAACCTTCAGGTGTTGTTGCATTTCAAAGCAGAGACGCAAATACAACTGGTCAAAACGCCGAAGATGCATTCAGTTATCTAGCCAATCAAAGATTTGCTGGTCGATATGGTACACAAGGCATCAAATACAATCAAGCAATCACAGTGTCAAATAGTCAAAGCGGCACTGGTGAATTTGCTATAGATTACAATGATAGTGACACTGATTATGCTACAAGCAGTGAATATTTTTATGTTTGGGTAAATCCTATCGCCGCTGATAGAAACACTTTCTACCTAGCAGATCACGGTATTGCTGATGCGACAACAGTTACTCTTACAGTTGATGCTACTAGATATTCTGCAGGTGATAGATTTTCATTCAGTAGTAGTACCAATGCTGTAACTGACATTAACAGTGCTACTATGACTGCTACAGTTTCTGTGGTAAACAAAGATGTTATAAGATTAACAATTGGTCAGTCTCCTAACACAGATGACATTGTCAAAGTGCCTACAGATTTTACGATAAGTTATAATAGACAAAACACACTATTCAACACGGTTTATGTGAACAACCACAAAGTTCAAGCAGATAGTCCTGCAACATATACAAATATTTCTGGTAATGTGATTCCTCCTTTGACCAGTCCTCAAAATTTAGTTCTACAACGTGTAGATGATAGTAGATTGAGAGTAGCAAGCCAAATTGGTGGCGGTGGGCAAACAGGAACACAAACCTATGTGGTTGAATACAGTAATAATTCCACACAAACTAATCTATTTGTAGATATTGAAACCGCACTTGGATTTACTCCAGGTACTGCTACCATTTCACAGATAGAATTTAGAGGTGACTTTGGTTTTACTCAAGAAGTAGTTGATGTAACATTCAGTGACGGAGATTCTTACACCATTGGTACTCCAGGTTCAGACAGTGCCTCATACACAGTGGCTACTACATTTTCCAGTAAAGATATCAGTAATATACTTACTACACAGGGAGGCAAAGTTGGTTTTGTTGCAACATACGTACCTGATTCGTCTGTCAACTATGGACCAAGCGGAGGTCCTTGGTGGGGTTTGAGATTTACTGTTACTGCCGAAGAAGCTGGTTTGGTGCTTACTGGACAAGGTTCTGGAGCTCACCAATTTGAAGTGAACAATCTAGTTGGTGCATATGATGGTGTGTTTACAATGAACAGTGTTCCAAATGCTAATCAATTTACCATGGCTAGTGACTTTCAAATACCTACTAGAACTTACAGTTTTACAAGCACAGATATAAACAACTCAAATGAAACTATCACATTCTCTACCGATCACAATTTGATAACGGGTGAAAGTGTTACATACAGCGAAAATGGTAATACAACTATTTTGCCAACAGGTGCGGCCAATGCCGTTTTTGTAATTGTTGTAAGTGCCACAGTTATCAAACTGGCAAGTAGTGCCCTTGATGCCTTGAGCAATGTTGCAATCAATATAACAGGTCAAAGTGGAACGCATAACATTACAAGTACAAACGTAATCAAAAATATTAAAGGCGGTGGCACTGTTACCCTTGTAAGTGGAGATAAAAACATTGTTGGATCAGGAACCAGCTTTCTCAGTCAGTTCAAAAGATTTGATAAAATCTACATAGATACAGGAACTTTTGTTAAAGAATTTACTGTTGATTCTATTACAACACCAACAAACATGTCACTGTTTGAAGATCCAGCTGTGAACAACAGCGGACAAATATATTTCTATGCTACACAGATGTCACTTAGACCAGATGGATTCAGTTTACACAAACCATTTGACGGTGGCGTTGATATTACTGCTGGCACAAGTCCTGATAGTAGAATTGCCAGACAAACACGTAAATATTTTAGATATCAGTCAGGTAAAGGTATACAAACCAGTTTTGCTATCAATTTCAATCCTCCAAGAGTTGTAAGAGAATTGATTAAAGCAACTGGTACAACTGCTACAGTAAACACACAAGAGCAACACAATTTAAAAGTTGGAGATCAAATTACTATTACAGGCGCCACAGTCGCTACTGGAACAAACACTTATAACGGTACATTTGCCGTGGCTACAGTGCCTACAGAATTTCAGTTTACATATACCATGGCGTCAGCACCATCTGACATAAAAGCAGGCGGATTTCCAAAATATGTACGTGCTGGTTGGACAGACAGCTTTGTTCGAGGTGGTATGTTTGATGATCAAAATGGCATGTTTTTTGAATACGATGGTCAAAAGTTGTACGCAGTAAGACGCAGTAGTACACTACAGTTAGCAGGTACAATCAGCTGTACCAGAGGTAGTCAGGTTATCAATGGACAAAATACCAGTTTCACAACACAGTTAAGTGTAAATGATAAAGTTGTTATACGAGGACAAACTTATAAAATTGTCGAAGTCAGTTCAGATAACAGACTGGTTGTACAACCTGCATATCGAGGTATTGATGCTGTAAGAGTTAAGATTACAAAAACTGTTGATGTTAAAACAGCTCAAGAGAATTGGAATATTGATAAAGCAGACGGCACAGGATTTACAGGCTACATATTTGATGTCGCTAAAATTCAAATGGCATACTTGGATTATTCATGGTATGGTGCTGGTAAGATTAGATACGGATTCAAAGATCGTATCGGACACATAAGATACTTTCATGAATATAGACACAACAACATATTAGACGAATCTTATTTTAGATCAGGTAACCTTCCATCACGATATGAAATTGAAAATGGTCCAACTGCCACCACAGCACCAACACTGTTTCACTTTGGTACCAGTGTTATAATGGATGGTGAGTTCAGCGATGATAAAGCATATCAGTTTACTGGACAAAGTCAACCACAAGCGTTTGCACAAGGTACAACACAAACTATAACAAGCACCGCAAATAGTACATTTGAGCAGATTACCATTGATGGGAATCGTGTTTTTGT